CAAGAATTTCTGACCATCGTTCTGTAGTTTGCTCAGCCTTGACATCCCAAGCATCAAGTGCTTGATTCTCTGTTTTGACTTCAAATCTTCCATGACGAGCGGAAAGTTGACCCGGTGCCGCGTTGGCAACAGGTGCAATTCCTTCAATTTCTTGCCCCGGCGAGGCACCTGGTGCGATTTGGTCAGTTGGACCTGGTTCGCCCACTGGGGTCGCCTCACCCACAACAGGCTCTCCTTCTGGCGGTGGCTCAGCGCCAAGCATAGGTAAGCCTGGGGGACCAGCAGGGGCACCAGGTTGGGCACCAGGTTGACCACCAGCCATATCAACAGGCTGAACCTGAGCGGCATCAAAAGGCTTCTCTGTATTTGCAACAGGGGCAAGATTCGGAGAGAGCAGAAGGCTGTCGGCAATATCTGACTCTACGGTCTTTCGTCCAGTGGCAGTCCGATATTCATTAATACTAATAAGACCAGTTTGGAATTCGTCCTTGCTGTATCGCTCACGCTCCTGCTTGGCGATAATTAGGATTGGAATATTCCCAGTTTCAAAGTCAATGTAGTATTCTTCGTCTAATTCATCTAATGCCCGAGCAATTTGCTCAAGGTGGGGCATCATTGTTTCCATCCAGAAAACACGAAGTTCTTCGGCGGCGTTATTAAAAGTTCGTCCAGCGGCGTTTCCGATGACGGATTCTGGAACACCAAATGCGGCAAGGATTTCTTCCTTGGTTATTTGACGCATTTCAATGTAACTGGCATCGCGAGGGCTAGAAGAGGTGTCAATATAGTCGGCACCATCATCAGATGAAATAACCGTAATTGAACCCGTCTTATTGATATTTCCTCGGAAACGACTTCTAAGTTCATCCTTGTCGTCGTCATCAATTTCAGAACGAAGAACTAAAAGACCACCTGGCCTACCGTCATTGAGCAGGAAGTTTCGGTTATATAACTTTGCTAGGTTTTCTACTTCAATGGCAATACCAGCGGATTCCATTGGTGTCATTGACAAATAAGGGTCAAGAGGATGGGGGCGACGAATCCATGTCACATCGTCTGGGGGAATGATGATCTTTCCACCATTTGGCATCATCACTTCATAACCAGACACAAATTTCTTAGCATCTGGGATTGGAGAAGTGTGTTGCGGTGGAAGCAGGTTAAGTGCGATTAACCGTCCATCACGCCCACGAATTTTCTCAATGAACACGCCACGGCTTGACATTAAAAGTTGGCTAGATAAACGATACCTAAAAATAAATGAGTTTTCGCCAATATTTGTTTTTGTATTAAGAAGGGTTAAAATTTCATGTTTTTTTGTAAAAATTTCACCACTAGGACTATTGTCTTTTCGCAGAATGACTGGAAGCCGTGCTTGGTTACCTGAGATTGCATCAATACAACGCGAAACCCAAGTTACTTTCTGCATTCCCTCTCGGTATGCACGCTCAATATCCCATGAATCCTTATAACCCCTACCGATCATGGAGGGGTTTTGTGCGACAGGAGCGCCAGGACCGAGCGAGGCGGCCTTTGATTCAGATGAATTTAGTCCCTTGGTGTTTCGTGAATTCCAAGCCATATTTATTCAGACCCCAAAAGAAAGCCGTATAAGCCACAACATGCGCCGCCAGTAATTAGTCCAACTGGCGGTGCTATCATGTATGCTCCAATACTTGTAAGCACTATAAATGTTATCATTAAAGTGTCCGCAGCCATTGTGCGCCATGGTTTGCCTTTAAATTTTGACAGAAAATTTTTCACATGTACCTCTGAGGCGTTAGTTAACACTAATGTATCTTATGGACTATGAGGGAATGGTATGGCTGACTGGGAATCAATTCTAAAATATTTAGAACCGAAAATGTCTGAGTTTTGCCCTGAGGAGCCTTCCTTGACTCAGAAGGTTTTTCTTCGGACTTACGCTCTGGAGGCACTTTTTGGAGGGGCGGCTGGCGGAGGTAAAAGTTCCGCCTTGTTAATGTCTGCTTTGCAGTATGTTGATGTCCCAAGTTATTCAGCCATTCTTTTCCGTAGGACATATGCCGACCTTGCGCTCCCTGGTGCAATCATGGACAGATTCCAATCTTGGGTGGCGAACTATGACAATGTTAGGTGGAATGCTAATAACTATACTGCTGTTTTCCCTTCTGGCGCTCGCATATCGTTTGGATACCTAAATAACCAGCAGGACTACCTTCGCTACAAGGGTGCTGAATTTCAATTTATTGGCATGGACGAAGTTACCGAAATCCGAGAATCCGACTATCGGTATATGTTCTCGCGTCTCCGCCGTCCAGCAAAAGGCGCTTTGGCGCAGGTTCCGCTAAGAATGAGGTCAGCATCCAACCCAGCACCCAATTGGGTTCGCCAAAGATTCATCGTTGAAGGAATGGAAACTGGGCGGATCTTCGTCCCTTCTAAACTCCACGACAACCCCGGCATTGACGCTGAGTCATATCGGCAGGCATTGCAGGCTTTGGACCCCATTGAGCGTCGCAGGCTAGAAGAGGGCGACTGGTTTACGACCTCACTCGGAACATTGTTTGACCGAGAGAACTTTGTCATTATTGACCCCCACGAGGTGCCTCAGATCGCCTCTAATGCTCGCGCTGTTAGGTTCTGGGACTGCGCCGCGACTGAACCATCACATAGCAACCCAGACCCCGACTGGACCGTTGGTACATTAATTTTATTTGATTCGGGTATAAGTTACATATTAGATGTAAAGAAAGCCAGAGTTAAAGGCGAAAAAGTAGAACAATTAATTGCACAAACAGCCTATGAAGATGGTAATGCGGTAACTATCAGAATGGAGCAGGAACCTGGTTCGTCAGGAAAGGCTCTAATTGACCAATATGCCCGATATGTATTACCAGGTTACGACTTCATGGGAATAAGGGCAACTGGCGACAAAGTTACGCGTGCTCGCCCATTCGCCGCCGCTGTAGCGAATGGCAATGTCCGTCTGGTCAGGGGCGCTTGGCTTACAGACTGGCTAGACGAATTTGCATCTTTTCCCGAGGCTTGCAACCACGATGACCAAGTTGACTCCGCCGTAGGAGCATTTACGCATTTAACAGGTTTGGGGTTGCCTCAGAGGGGTAGGGCGACTATAATCCTCTAGTACATAACTATTTACTAGGAGAAAAATGCAAGATACTAACGAAACAGGCAAGGCTTCGCATTTTGGTGATTTCCAATCTGCAATTCTTCTTCTTGATGATTTTATTCAGTCATTAAAAGAAAAAAGCCCAGAAGAAAGCCAAATTACACTGGAAAATTGGTGTGAAATGGCTGTTGAGATTTCAAACTTTAAAACTCAATTGTCAATTATTTATAACTCCTTGACTCATCATTTGCTAAAAGAAATGACCGAAACAGAAATGGTCGTTCTTCCGTCGGGTGACACCATTGAAAAAAAATGGGACAAGAACCGAAAAGCATGGAAGCATAAAGATTTGGCAGATGTAGTTTCGGAAAAAATTGAGTCGCTTGCTATTGACATGGATACTGGCGAGCGTGTACTTTCAACGAAAGAAATGATTACTGCACTGCTTGACTATGTTCAGCCGTCATATTGGCGAGTAACAGCATTATCAAATATTGGAGTAAATGCCGACGACTACTGTCAGTCAGGCGAAGCAGAACCAAGTATCTCACTAAGGAAGGGTAAATAAATCATGGAAAACTTATACGAAAAACTATCTGATCCATTCCCAATAGAAATGGAACGCCAAGTCAAAAAAGGTGGGGCAAGCCTTACCTATATTCCTATTTCGGAAGTTATTACACGAATGAACAGGATATTTGGACCATGTGGATGGTCACATACTGTTGTATCTTGCGAACGAGACAAGAATGACCCTGAATGGGTAATTGCACATGTTCGTGTTGATGTTTATGACGAAGGTGCCACATCTATGTTCCATACTTCCCATGCTGGATTTGGTGGAACCAAGATCAAGCGCACTAAGAGTGGCGATATTCTTGACCTAGGTGATGAATTTAAGGGTGCCGTTTCTGACGCACTTAAAAAGGCATGCCAACATCTTGGAGTAGGTCTATACCTTGCTCGTGATGCTGATGCAATTGAAATGGATGAAGTAATTCACGCAGAAGTGCAAATTGACCCAGTTGTTGATAAGTACAATCGTTTCAAGGAAATCAGAGACCTTCTCACCGAGGACCAAGTTAAAGACTTACGCGCTTACTGGTCAACATGGAGCGATGGACGAGCAATTCCAAAGCCAAGCGAATTTACTATTAAAGAACTAGAAGTTCTTACAGTAGAAGCACTTCGCATTCATCTTGGTGGGACTATTTCTCCAGAGTTTGTTGACAGCGCAGAATAATGCTTGTAGCACCCCCACACTTATCGCCATCATCAATTAACACATTTCATCAATGTCCATTAAAATTTAAGTTTAATAAAATTGATGGAATGATGGAACCGCCAACAGTCCATACTCTTCTTGGAAACTTTGTCCACGACATTCTTGAAGCGTTATACCTTTTGCCATCAAATGAACGAACAATTGATATGGCTAAAGGGTTAGCGCGATTGAAATGGGAAGAGTATTACGAGGCTGAAACTAGCAAACTAAGATTAAATGGTCGTGAGTTTCGCTGGAAAGCATGGTGGTGCGTAGAGAATCTGTGGAAACTTGAAGATCCACAAGACACCAATCTTGTTGATGTTGAACGCGAAGTATATGGTTCAATTGAAGGCGTAACCGTCAAGGGATTTATTGACAGATTTAAGAAGTCTGACAATGGGTCGCTTATTATTGAGGATTACAAAACAGGCAAGATACCTGATAAACGCTATATGGATGATAAGTTTTTGCAACTTTTCATATATGCGGCAATGTTACAGGAGTTGGGCGTTGGGGAAACTGAGACAGTTTCTTTAATTTATCTCACTGGACCAAAAGTCCTTACAACTCCAGTAACTCAGGATATAGTAAAAACAACAGTTGATAAGATTGTTAAAACTAAGTCCTTAATTGACCAGTACTGCGAAGATGAAAATTTTCCAACAAAAACAGGTCCTCTTTGTAATTGGTGTAATTTTAAGAAAATCTGTCCGTCTTGGACTAAATAGATAAGGGAAGTTATGAACGATGATGCATTTGCGCGTCTTGTGGCAGAAGAAGTAAAAAATAAAGTTTCTAAATCACAAAGAAGCATTCTTACAGAAAAAGAAAACTGGGATCGTTGGAAACGCTCTTTAATTAGTTTGAGTTTAAGTTTATCTGAGCAATTAGATGCAATTTATTTTGATTCTGAGTCTGACAAAAAAAGATATGAAGCACTCGGCGCTGATGGTGCAAAATTGCTTACAGAAGCAATGTCTGCCTATTCCGCTCGTTCTAGCAAGATTGAAAGATTTAAATTTCATGTTGAGCGAAGGCTTGATGAAGTTGAATTAATGATCAAAACTGGAACAATTCAGAATGACCCAAGTCAAAATGTAATGCTTTACGAAAACGCTATCAAAAAACATAAAGCGCTTATTGAGTTATATGATATTGAACCGACTTCAATTGATGAGGCTTTATGGGCATCACTTGAAGGTAAGTGGACATTTAACACAATTAGGGCTGAAGATGTCATTGATGACTGACATTAAGTCATGAAACCCCGAAAACCAATAAAAAAGCGTTCTAAAAAAACTGAAGAACTGTATAAACAACGAGTTCCTCTAGTAAAAAAATTACTAGAGGAACGGCGTTGGTGTGAGGCATGTCCAGTTTTTGCCGAACATGACAATCTTATGGTTTATATTCGTCGCCCTAGTAGAGACATCCACGAACTAGTCCGACGCTCTCAAGGTGGGTCTATCCTTGACGAATCTAATTTGATGGCAGTATGCCGTGAATGTCACACACGAATCGGGAATAATCCCCAATTAGCATTTGACCTCGGTTTAGCCAAACATTCTTGGGACTGACTTATCAGCCTTCAATAACTGTGAATGCAACCGTGATGTTTGAACCAGCGGTACCTGAACCAACCGTTGCAACATCAAGGTGAACAAGGGCACCCTTGGTAAACTTGACATTAGCGGCAGTCAAAGTTCCCGTTGCTGAAGTTCCAGCAGCAGCAATTGAGAAAGCAGCGGCAACGACTGAACCAACCTTGAGGTCAGCGGTGAGCGCCGAACCTACTGGTGCGGTAGTCACTGCAACAGTAGCGCCAGTGATTTGACCATTGAAGGGCATTGCCATGGTGACAACGCTTGAAGCACTGAGGGTACCCGGAATTGTCAGGGTAATTGTTGATGGGGCTAAAACTCCTGTTGCCATTTTTTTTCCTTTGTCGTGTTAGGCGGACAAGTAAATTATAGCAAATAGTTTTATATCCACCAGTTAATATTTAACGCTTCTTGTGTAAGAAGATGTTTTTTCTACATGTATTCTGGCACATAGGTACAAGACATCAATGCCAAGTTTTGTGATTTGATGCTTGTCCCCAACTCTTACTGCCAATCCTCTTACTCTGAGGTCGTTAAATCCGTCTGTTACTTCTCTGATTTCCTTAAATCGTGGAGAAAACTCAAAGACTTCCCTGTTTGTAACGGGTCGGTTGAAAAATTTGGCAAATTCAAGAACCATATGAGTCTTTGAGCCATATATAACTGGCAGGTTTCTATACCCCATGCGATTTACTTGCGCTTGCTTGCTTCGTTCTCTTCTTGCTTCATTGCTTAGTGTCATTACGCCCTCCGAACAATTATTTTATCGTCCGCTAGAAAAATCACAACCAAGTAGACTGAAAAAATGAAATCAGTAATTGGTCTAGATATTTCACTAACATCCACGGGATGGGCATGTGACAATAAACAGGGAGTAATTGCTGTTAAATCAAAAGACACTCAACGCTTGAGTGATATAGTAAACGAATTCACGAAATTGTTATTTGAAATAAATGAACCATTGGTCGTGCTTGAGGGATACTCTTTTGCGAGCCGTAGTGGTCAGGCATTTTCAATCGGTGAATTAGGTGGGGCAATCCGCTTATGTCTACATAATCTAGAAATACCATTTGCGGTAGTAC